ACGAAAAATGAGTGGCCATGCCGCTGTATTTAATGAAGTCACTGAAATAGGAGGATGGTTTCGGGAACAAATAGAACCCGGAGCTTTTAAAGCCAGCGTTAAAAAAGATGATGTTCGGGCATTATTCAATCATGATGAAAATTATGTGCTGGGCCGAAGTACCTCCGGTACTCTCAAGATGAAAGAAGATGACAAGGGATTAAAGGTTGATATTTTTCCGCCTGATACTCAGTTTGCTAGAGATTTGGCAGTATCAATTGAGCGTGGTGATATTTCTCAAATGTCATTCGCTTTTAAGGTGCTTGAGGAAGAATGGATTAGGGGTGAAAAAAAAGAACTTGATTTGCGAAAAATAAAAAAGGTTCGTTTGTACGATGTGAGTCCGGTAACTTTTCCGGCCTATGATGGTACGGATATTGCCATTAGATCACATGAAGCGTGGAAAAAAAGAAATGAAAAACAAGAAGAGCCGGAACCGTTATTCGAGTTCATACCGGAACCGGATTCATTAATGTCTTTAAAAAGACACTTTCTAAACAGGAGGTTGTAAGATGGACAAAATAATTGAGATGAAAAACCAGAAGTATGAACTAATCAAAGAACAGCGGGCTATGCTTGACAAGATTGACGAAGAGAATCGGAAATTTACGGATGAGGAAAATGTCGAGTATAAAAGACTGAGCGATGAAATCGACACGCTTGAAAAAGAAATCTTGGATGCTGAGGCCGATTTGAATCGTCGTCGAAAACTGGCCGAAAAAGAGGCGGAAGCAAAGAACGCAAGAACAGTTATCAAAGTTCCTAATCCCGAGATTGCCGATGTGGATTCTGAAAAGGAATTTCGCAATACCGGCGAATTTCTGTTTGCTCTTGTAAGATCAAAACGGGATGGCATCTATGATCCGCGTCTTGATATTCTGAGAGAAAAACGAGCGCAATCAATGGGAACCGGCGCCGAGGGCGGTTATGCACTTCCAGAACAATTCGATGCAACCATAAGGCAGGTACAGGCCCAGGAAGCCATTGTAAGGCCGAGAGCAACCGTTATTCCAGCGGGAAGTCCGCCAGATGCTAAACTGACATTTCCGGCGCTGGATCAAACATCAGGATCTAACATTTATGGCGGGGTTACGGTAGTGCATACAGGTGAGGCCATAACCATGACCGAAACGAGCTTTAAACTCCGCGAAGTGAGCCTGGAGCCTAAAGAAATCAGCGCCTATGTCGTTCTTAGCAACAAATTAATTATGAACTGGGTAGCATCCGGTTCTTTTGCGTCGAGAGTGCTTTCCTCCGCTATGGCCGGTCAGGAAGACTACGACTTTATGCGTGGCGACGGCATTAATAAGGCAACTGGCTTTATCAATTGCGCTGCTGCTATTCCTTATTCAAGAGCCGGGGCCGGGGCTATTGCGTTTGCTGATGCTTATGGAATGCTTGCCCGTATGCTTATGAGGGGCGGTTCTTATGCGTGGTTAGCTTCTCAGACCACGATTCCGCAGTTAGCCGCTATGGTTGATGCTGGTTCTCATGCGGTTTGGCTGGGCGGTGCCGGTCCTGCAAATAATGCCGGTGCTGGTCCCTTACCTTCAACTCTGCTTGGTCTTCCGGTTATATTTGTTGATAGACTTCCGGCACTTGGGACAAAAGGCGACATTTCACTTGTGAACCTTTCGATGTACTTAATCAAAGACGGATCCGGCCCGATAGTAGCTTCAAGTGAGGATATTCTTTTCCTATCAAATCGAACAGTCTTTAAGATCGTTTGGAATGTCGATGCAAAACCATGGCTTACGGAACCCATTGGACTCGAAGGCTCAACAACTAACACCGTGAGCCCGTTTATTATCCTTAATTAAAAAACCAGATCATGGAGGTAAAGCAATGAAAAAACCTTATGAACGAATAAGAATTGAACCAATTAGTTGTTGGAGGGGAACTGCCGCCGGCGGTGGTGCTGTAGGAAGTACGATTGGCGGCGGGGTGGTCGATATTACTAATGGAATTGGTGATTTAAGTATTATTGTTGGCGCTCAGAGCCAGCTTGGCACCGCTTCTGTTATGACGTTAAACTCAGGTACGGCTGTAAACAACATCAAATTTTCAGTGTATGAAGGAACAGCAGCCACACATGCCGGGAGTGCTATTAGCGGGGCAACCCTATCCCTTGGTTGTGCAACCGCCGGAGTAATGCGCGGCCTTCTTGATGCGTTTGTGGTAGTATCTTCACTGTTAACGACCGCTCAGACCCTTACGATTAACGGGATTGTTTATCATACCGCAACCACTGGGCCAGGTCGGGATGGTTCGGCAGTATCGGCGGAATATGTTGCCGCTATTAATGGAAGTGCCGCTTTGCAAAAACTTCCCCATTATAAGGCCCATTCGACAGGTGGCGGTTTTATGGGCGCGACGTCAATGTTCTATATTACCGCGGATGATGATGAGGCAACGGGCCTGACTATTACAATGAGTGCAGTTACCGACACGGCGGTCCCTTACTGGAATAAAGTGCAGGGTAAAATTGATATTAACGCTCATGCTCTTTCAACCTGTACGCCTAAATTCTTGTCGGTAAGAAACGCAACATTCGCCGGGAATACTGCCGTTGTATATTCTTACTTGGTTCGGGGTGGAAGAACCCCTGGGGCTTTAACGGCAATTAACACTTAAAAGGAGGTTATCATGCCAAAATGGTTTAGTGAAAAACATAAAGTCGATATTTGGGCTGACCCGATTGGCGGTTGTACGGCTGTACGATACCTCCCTTATTACGATATGCTTGATATGGAATCCATAGATTTTTTCATAAGCGGGGCGATTGAGGGCGGCACGGTTGGAACTACTTGTGCGCAAAACATATCTGCTCAAATTTACAGAGCTACTAATAGCACAGGGGGAGGTGCAACTGCCATTTCGTCTGCAACCGGTATTCTGGCCAAGTCTGCAACTTCTATAGGAACCGTTGCCAGGGCAAAAGGACTGATGATTGAATTTAATCAGGGTTTGGCTGATGGTAATTTGGGCGCAACGATGACAGTTCTCGGCCAGGAATTTATCAGCGCAACCGGGAATAGTGCAGCGTATTATTTTGCCGGTCTGGCTTCTGCAGAATCATCTCTGGTTGCGGCGGGTTTTGTTACGGCCTTTAACAACACAAATTGCACACTTTCAAGTGCATGGAAAGCGGAGCTTGGCCAGGAATCAACCGGGAAATCTTTTGTTTTTATTCGGCCTAAAGGCGAAACTCATGTCGGGGCTACGGAATATGTTTCCGCCGAAGGATCAACAGTATTTGGCGGCATCGGGGTTCCTTCCGTTGGGGTTCATCTTGCGGTTAAAACCGAACAGTTAAAAGATCATAGGTATGTATCATTAGGCATTTCACAGTCGGGAGCTTCGCTTGCGGTCGCGACTGCTGTTATTAGACAGCCCATATCGGTTTTTGTTGTAAGGACAAAAGAAACCAATACGCCGTCAACTATGACAGGTTTAGGAGTTGGTTATAGTAAAAACTTACCGGCAAGCGCATGTTAAGCCAAAGGAGGTTATTTGATAGAAGAAAATAAGAAAGTAAAATCCCCACAAGTTGAGTTGAGTCCTCTTATTATTGATCCGAATAAAAAGGTTGCCATTGTTGGAACGTCTCACTCGTGGAAGCTGGCTCCTTTTGATGATGAATCATTTGAAATATGGGGAGTCAATAACGCATTTTTAAATACAAACGGAAGAAGATGCACTCGGTGGTTTGATATCCATTTCTTTGAAAAAAAAGAAGATAAATGGTTCAGGCGATGGGACCAGAATTTCAGGGGGAAGACCGTTAATGATTATATCGAGGATTTAAAAAAACTTCCTTGCCCGGTCTATATGCAACAGAAATGGCCAGAGATACCGAATAGTAAACGATTCCCAATTGAGGAAGTTGTCGGCAGGTTTGGAGCATATATCACCAACTCGATTTCTATGCAGTTGGCTTATGCTATCCATTTAGGGTTCGGAGAGATTCAGATCTTTGGTGTTGACATGAGTGTTGGCACCGAATGGGAATATCAAAGACCCAACTGTGAGTATTTCATTGGCATAGCGGTTGGGATGGGGATTAAGGTTTATGTTCCGGGTGAGTCGGATTTAGTTAAAACCATGTTTCTTTATGGTTATGGGGAGAGAGAAAAAAGCGAGTGGGTTAAAAAAACCGATATCATAAAGAAAAATCTAAATATAAAAATCAATAGAACCCAGCAGGAAATTATGGCGCTTGAGGCGCAACTGAATGAAAAGAAAACTATTATTAATCAAAGCGTCGGCGCACAACAGAGCGTAATTGAATTGAGAAAACTATGGGTCCAGGATTTTGGCAACTTTCACCATCCAGAATAGGAGGCTTATGAGATCTGCAATATGTTTAAAAGAAATATTCTGGAAGGGAAAAACTTATAGGTCTGGAGATTTTATCAAAATAACTAAAGAAAATGCTTATATCTTGGTTAACGCTGGCGTTATCGGTGATGTAAAAGAGTTTGCGGTAAGGGAAGCCCCGGAGAATGCATCCGTACCGCACAAGAGAGGCCGGAAACCGAAAGAAAAGGCTGTTGTATTATGAAAAAAATCTTAGCTACTGCGCCCGTTATATATCCGATTACGCTTGATGAACTCATGATGCATTGTAGGATTGACGATGATACTTTATATGAATATGACTATCTTAATAACATTATCAATAGCGCAACGGAACAGGCGGAGAGTATAACCAATAGGGCTTTATTAACGCAGACTTGGGATTGTTATCTTGATAGTTTTCCGGCAGGTGATTCTTTTAAATTGCCATTTGGAAACCTTCAATCCGTTACGCATATAAAATATACAAATTCAGCCGGAACACAAACCACCATGACGGTTACTACCGATTATCTTGTCGAGCTTAATGGTGATCAGTGCGGAAAAATAGTTTTACCCTATGGTGAGACATGGCCCTCATTCACTCCTTACCCATCAAATCCCATTGTGGTTAGATTTGTTTGCGGCTGGACAACGGCAGCCCTTGTGCCATTTCCGATTAAAGCGGGGATTTTATTGATTGCGGCTGATTTATATTCGGTCCGTGAGCAAAAACTTACAATGCCAAATATAGTAGAAAATAAAACCTTAATGAATTTACTTATGAGTCATCGACTTTGGGATGAATTCTAATGATCGGGGATCTCAATAAAAGAATAGAAATCCAAGCCCCAACATATACAGATGATGGTATGGGTGGTTTTACTGCTGATTGGGATAATTTAAATTTTTCATTAATAATATCAGCAGGGATTTGGCCTATATCTGCAAAAGAATTTATAAGATCCATGCAGCCAGGCATGGAAATTTCTCATAGGATACGAATAAGATATCCAAGATATGAAATAAAAGCACAATATCGAATTAAATATAAAGATCCAATTAAGGGATTTCGATATTTTAATATTATTTCTATTATTGACCCGAATGAAAGACATGAATGGCTTGATATTATAGCAAAGGAGGCGGCTTAATGGCGATTGTAGCGTGGCATGATTATGTTTGTGCAGAAATATGCGA